ATGATAAATCTACAAACCTTGAAGGAGTACAGTAATGAGAAAAGTAACTAAAGAGTACCTAAGGTATATAATTATACTAGCAGTGATGTATATAGCATACGATGTAACTTCTGCTAGTATATCTCTAGCCGAAGATAATAAATTGACTAATGCTTTTGGTATAGTAGTTACAGCAGTAAATGGATCATTAGCTATGGTACTAAAGTTCATGTTTGAGACAAAGGTAAGTGATGATATTCATAAATAGTATAATGAGGTATATAGCAGGTTTCTTAGTTGTAGTAGTAGCTACTCAAGGTATACTTATATATAACTACAAAGAAAAGATAGCGGATATGGCTTTAACAGCTTTAGTGAATCAAGTAAATGAAGTCAAGTACTTAGATGCAATAGAAATGCAGAATAATGCTATCATAGATATAGGTATTCACTATGAAAGTAAGGTAGACGAGTATAATAAAAGCCTATCAAAAGAAAATGTGGTACAATACAAAAATAGATACATGGAGGCTACTGATGAAAATGCTACAGAATGTGAAGTTCTTATCAATACTCTTAGTAATATTAGTCGTATCGGGTTGTAGTGAGAAAGAAATAATTATAAAGACAGTGGAAGTACTAGTACCTATAGAGTGTATAGTTCCTACGGTAGAATGTAATACTACCAGTGATAATCCTGTAGAGGTACTAGGTAATATGATAAGCTGTATATATAAATATAGAGAGGCTATAAAAGTATGTCAATGACAATGAAAGATATAGATGAAGAGTGTAGAGTATGTAATGATACTATGGTACGTATGTATACTCAGAAAACTAAGGTAGAAGATATGCTGAAGTCTCTAGCTTGTTCTACTCCAGATATGATGTGGCATAAAGATATAGAAGGTAAATACCTATGGGCAAATAGTAGGATAGTAAGTGGACTTCTATTTTCTGGTACGGTAAGTAATACTTTAGGCAAAACTGATATAGAAATAGCTAGTGCTCATAGACGTAAAGATGGAAGTAGTCATCATACTGTAGGTGCTGTATGTGCAGATAGCGATAAGATAGTACTTAGGTATGAGAAACCTATGAGGTTTATAGAAGAGTTCGTAGTAGATGGACAACCTTTAGTGCTAGAAGTACATAAGAATGTAGTAAGAGACGGTCTAGGTAAAGTGGTAGGAACTGTAGGTATAGGTAGAGATATAACGTATGAGTTTACTAAGCTGAGAGACCTATCTAATGATGAAACTTTACTGGGTAAGCATAGAGAAGTTATAAAAGATATTATAGAACGAAACTATATTAAAGGGTAGGTATGGGAGAAATAGACGAGTTAAGACTGAATGATGCTAGACATGACGGTAAGATATCTGAATTAGAAGATTATGTAAAAGAGGAAGTACGCCCAGGACTAAAAGTACTTACTAGTATAGATGCTTCATTGGCTATACTATCTAAAGTAGTGACAGCATCGTTAGTACTATTCATACCTGCTATAATAACTCTATCTGCATGGAGTATTAGTGGATCATTCGAAGCAGAAAGAAAGCAGTCTATACTAGAACATGACTTAATAGATACTAAGAATATGATAGAAAAATTAGAGCGTAGTTTGTCAGATAAGATAGATAGATCTAGCAGGATAAACTACAATGGTATAAAGAACTATATAGATAAAGAGGTAGTAGATGGAAAGTAAGAGATTCAAAATACAGGAGCTAGTACCTCTCTATATATATAAGAAATATGGTAATAGTGCTTGGAGATTTATAGATAAAGATGTTATAGTAACACTAGATAAACTAAAAGAAGTATTTCCTAAAGGTACTATAACTATTAATGACTGGTTATGGAGTGGTGAGTTTAACTGGAGTGGCTTTAGAACACCTAAGTCTCCACACTACAGTGAAACATCTATGCACTCTCTAGGTAAGGCTATGGACTGTAAGTTTACTGCGTATACATCAGAAGAAGTAAGAGAATATATAATAGCTAATCCTGACGTATTCCCTCTTATTAAGGGTATAGAATTAGAAGTGAGCTGGTTTCATTTTGACTGTAGAAACACTAAAGAATTACATACGTTTAAAGGGTAACAATGGAAAATGAAAATAAGAAGCCTACGCAAAAGCAAATACTACAAGCTTTTAAAGCTGATCTAAAAGCAGCAGAACCTTTTCACGATACTCAGAAGGGTAAGATAGATGTGTGGAAGAGGGAGCACAATGGAGAACCTTACGGTAATGAACGTAAAGGTAACTCTGTTCTAGTATCTAGAGATATAAAGAAACAAAGTGAGTGGCAACATGCTAGTATTATAGATCCCTTCGTGTCTAGTCATGATATAGTAAAGACTGCTCCTGTAACATTCGAAGATGGTCCTAGTGCTAGACAGGCAGAACTACTTCTTAATACTCAGTTTTGTAGACAGTTTAATAGGTTTAACTTCATGAGTAAGTCTGCTAAAGTATTGGACCAAGAAGGTACTGTAGTAATAATGACTGGGTGGGAGTATGAAGACAAAGAAGTAGAAATAGAGATACCTATCATAGATAGAGGTGTAATAATAGGGTATAAAGATGCTACTGAAACTCAGGTACTTCTTAATAGACCTACTGCTAAAGTAGTACGTAATGAAGATATATTTATAGATCCTACATGTCAAGATAACATGGATAACTGCCAGTTTGTAATATATAGGTACGAGTCTGACTACTCTACGCTATCTGGAGAAGGTAAGTATAAAAATCTAGATAAAGTGATGAAGTTGTCAGAAGGTGAAGATGATGATGGGAGCTACGAGTCTGAAGATGATACTGTATTCAAGTACTCAGACAAAGCTAGAAAGAAGATGATAGTGCATGAGTATTGGGGTAACTTTGATATGACTGGAACTGGTATAGCAGAACCTGTTGTATGTACATGGATAGGTAATACTATTATAAGAATGCAAAGTAATCCGTACCCTGACAAAAAACCTCCATTCCTAGTAGTACCTTTTAATAGTGTACCTTTTCAAATGTATGGAGAAGCTAATGCTGAGTTGATAGGAGATAACCAAAAGATAAAGACTGCTATCTATAGAGGTTTCATAGATAATATGGCTAAGTCTAATAATGGACAGAAGGCTATACGTAAAGGAGCACTAGACCTAGCTAATAGAAGAAAGTGGTTAAATGGTGAGAACTTTGAGTTCAATGGTACTCCTAACGACTTCTGGGATGGAAGCTATAACCAAATACCTAGCAGTGCTTTCGATGTAGTAGGTATAATGAATAATGAGATAGAATCTCTTACTGGTGTGAAGAGTTTCAGTGGAGGTATTACTGGGACTAGTCTTGGTGGCACAGCTACTGGAGCTAGAGGAGCATTAGATGCTACTAGTACTAGAAGATTGAACATTGTTAGGAACATATCTGAGAACCTAGTTAAGCCTCTGATGAGAAAGTGGATGGCGTATAACTCCGAGTTTCTAAGTCCTGAAGAGATATCTAGGATTACTAATGAAAAGTTCGTACCATTCAAAGAAGATAACATTAGTGGAAGTATAGATATAGATATTACTGTTAGTACAGCAGAAGATAACTCTGCTAAAGCACAAGAGTTAAGTTTTATGCTGCAGACTATGGGTCAAGGCATGACTGAGAAGATGAAGTATGGAGTAATGGCTCAATGGGCAGATCTTACTAGACAACCAGAGTTAGCTAAAGAGTTTAGAGCATATGAAGAACCTAAACCAGATCCGATGCAACAAGAACATGCTAGACTGCAGCTAGAGTTACTTAGAGCAAAAGTAGTAAATGAACAAGCTAAAGGTTTAGAGAATCAAGTAGATGTAGGATTGAAACAAGCTAAGACGGCTACAGAACAGGCGAAGGCTAAAGATCTAAATGAGACTGCAGACCTAAAATCTTTAGACTTTTTAGAGAAAGAGAGCGGAAGAGACTTCGATAAAGAAATGTCTAAGAAAGACTTTGATAGAATGAGCGAACTAGATAAGATGGCATTCAACGTCATGAACAAACCTACTTCTTAGTAGGTCAGTGGACCAGTAGGGAAGTCTTTAAAAGCACTCTAAATTTTAAGCAGAAGGATTCAGAAATGAATAATCCAGAAGTAACAGAAGTAAGCGAAAACCAACTTAGAGTAGATATGTATAATGCATTAGAGAGACTTAGAAGTAATCCAGACTTTCGACTAGTAATAGTAGATGGTTATATAAAAGAGAAAGCTTTAGCAAGTGTATCCCTATTAGCAGTACCATCGGTCAAAGAAAGTGGTAAACGTGGAGATGTAATAGAGGACTTAGTTGCTATCAGTAATTTAGAGTACTTCCTTATGATGACAGAAATGTTTGGTGAGGCTGCACTGGATGCTATTGAAGACGAAAGCTTTCAAGATGTAGAGTAAGGTGTAAACTATGACTGAAGAGGAATTATCTAACCTATCTAACGAAGACCTAGAGGCAGCTTTCTTGGAAGCTAAGTCTGAGATAGAAGAAGAAGAAGATGTTGTAGAAGTAGTAGAAGAAGGTTTGGAACAATCGGAAGAGATATTAGAAGACTCCGAACCTGTAGTTGTAGATGAAAAAGAGGAAGAGGCTAAAACTGAAGATCCAGAAGCAGAAGAAATACCTGAAGACGGACAACCTGAAGAAGAGTCTGAAAAACCTGTAGTAGTTGAAGACAAACCTAATACCTTTAAAGTAAAAGCTAACGGAATGGAGTTAGACTTTACACAAGAGGAACTGATTAAACTAGCACCTAAGGCTATGGACTATACTAAGAAAATGCAAGAGATTGCACCTTATCGTAAAACTATATCTGCTATAAAAGAGAAAGGTTTAACAGACGAAGATATTGGCTTATTGATTGAAGCCAAAAGTGGTAATAAAGATGCTTTAGCTGCACTACTGAAAGAGTCTGGCGTAAGTGCTATAGATCTTGATGAAGAGCCTACTGCTGAATATAGACCACAGGAGTATGGAAAGAGTGAGTTAGAGCTGGATATCCAAGAAGTTGTAGGTAGAATCCAAGTAGATGCTGAGTTCAGTACTACTAAAGATGTAGTCGATAACCAATGGGATGCACAGTCTAAACAAGCTCTAAGAAATGATCCTAGGATGATAGAAGGACTGCATAATGATATAAAGTCAGGATTGTATAATAACGTAGCTCCTATAGCTATGAAGTTAAAGCTAATGGATAATAATAGAAAGTCTGATATAGATTACTACATGGAAGCAGGTACACAGTACAATGCATCAGTAGCTACTCAATCTGTAGTAGATCCAGCTATTGCTGCTGAAGAAGCTAGAGTTATCAAACAAGAAAGTATTAAAGCACAAGCTAGTTCTAAACAAGCTGCGAGTCTTCCTAAGAATAAGTCTGGGAAAGGTTCAGTAATAGACTACTTAGCGGATGACGATGAAGCATACGATGAGTGGTATAAAGAAAAAGTGGAAAACGCTTAAAAGGAATAAATTATGGCAGATCAAACAAACTACTACGGAACAGGTACTAATAGTACTGCAGGTGCGAATACAATAACACATTACTATGATAGAGCAGGTATCAAAGCTGCTACAGAGATGAATGTGTATGGACAGTTTGCTGATAAGAAGTCAATGCCTAAGAAATTCGGTAAGACATTCAAGATTAGTAAGTTTTTACATATCTATGATAGAGAACTAGCTGATGGTGCCTTTGAAGCTAACGGTTTCTTGTCTAGCAGAGATATTGCAGATGTAACAACAGGTTTAGGTACAGCAACACTGACAGAAGGTGCAGGTGCAGTAAATAAACGTAGTATCAAGAAAGTAACTGTAGAGACTCCAGTAGCTAGATATGGTGAGATGATTGACTATACTGATGAAGTAGAAATCTTTTCAGAAGACAACATTCAGGTAAGATATCGTGAAGAGTTAGGTGGACTAGCTAATAGACGTAATGAAGATCTGGTTCAGATTGATATGTTAGGTGGTACAAGTGTACTATATTCAGGTCTAGCTATATCGACTATTACTGTAGGTAACTCTGCTGTTGCAGCTGGTACTGCTGCTAATGACGATCTATGTAGATTAACTTATGACTTAGGTCGTAAAGGTGTACGTAAGTTGGTTCGTAATAGAGCTATGAAGAATACTAAGATTGTAACTGGTTCTAATAAGGTAGATTCACGTACTATTGCTAAAGCATACCATGCTATTATTGGACCTGAGATCAAGTATGACTTAGAGACTTTAGCTGATGGATTTGGAGATGCTGCATACATTCCTGTACATAAGTATGGTGCTTCTGCTAGTCTTGCTGAAGGTGAAGTAGGTGCTATGGGTGAAACTAGATTCATCGAGTCTGAATCTGCTATCGTTAGACGTGGAGCAGGTGCTCCAGTACCAACTGCTGATGGTGGTGTAGAAGTAGATTATGCTGGTACACTATCACACACAACGTATGCAACAGTTGCTGCTGTATTTGCAGCTAGAGGGTCTGTAACTAACAAGTTAGATGCTGACAATACACTAAGTGAAGTAGCTTCTGTAGATGTGAATGCAAATTCAACAGCAGTACTTACATACTTCGATGTGTTTCCAGTGTTGTACCCAACTGAAGGTGCATTTGCTACTGTAGGTATTCGTGGTGAAGGTAAGATCAAGTTTAATGCTCAGTCTCCTCAGAAGATCGAGCTAAGCAATCCGTACGGAACAAACGGTTTCTTCTCATATAACTTCTGGTATGCAGGTATCATCTTGCAAGAAGAGAAACTATTACAAATCCAAGTAGCTGCTTCAGCGTAGCCAACCAACTGAGAGGGAACAATCCCTCTCTACCAAATTAAATAATCCTAAAGGACTTAATATGTCAAAGAATATAAAAGAACTAAAGTTAGAAGCAGAGAACCTAGAGATAGAGTTTAAAGGTAATATCAGTAAAGCAGATTTAGCAGTACTAATAGAACAACATTATGAGAACTTAACAGCTGAGAGTTCAGTAACGATTCTAGAGGATACAGAAGAAGATGAAGAGTTAGAGCTGTATGAAGAAGAAGAAGAAGTGTATACTCCGAAACCTGTACGTATTCAGAAGAAGCAAGTGAAGAGAACAAGAGCTAAGTCCTCTAAGGATGTAGAGAGAGAGATAGTAGCTAAAGCTAAGAAAGAAGCATTCAAGACTCGTAAGGTA